CCTGACCATTCGATTCCCACAGCACCGCTGCATCGGCGGCCGACATGCTGGCATCAATGGCAATATCGACACGATCCGCGCCGATCAGGCACGCCAGCGCACCGCCGCCCGTCGCCTGGCCGGTAATCGTGACCGTGCCGACGGCCGCCTGACCGGCCGGCGCATCGTCCACGGCGATGACGGTCAGTTGGGCGTAGGCGTTGGACGTGATTGCCGCCGCCACCATGCGGTGCGCAATCGATCCCGCACCGAAAAGTTCAGCGGCAGCACGATCACTGAACACGTCAACGGGCGTTAACGCAGGCTGTGTGCCGCTCGCCAACCGTTGGCCCACCAGCAGCACGCGCTGAAGGTTGGTCGGCAGGCTGCGCTTGGCCAGCCGCGTGTTGAACTCAAAGTATTTACCCGGTTTGCGCGTGCTCGCCGGAATCAGATCAAACGAGATGTTGGGGCTGGCCATCGTTATTCTCCTTCTTTCTTGACGCGCTTGGCGGCGTTGGCGATAACCAGATCACCTTCCTTGAGCCGACGCAGGTAATAGGCGCTCTCGGGTACCTCGGTCGTCTCGGTGTCCGTGATGTATTGACGGGCCTTGTCTTCACGCGGCACCCGCAGCCCCGGGCGGGCAATGACGCGAATCATGGATGTCATGGCGACTCCTTGTTGAGATTGACAATATCGGTCGCGTCAGCAGGCTCGTCGCCGCGCGTGCCGGGTAAACGGTGATCCAGACGCACGTGCGCCAGATCGGGGTGAGGAACGTCCAGGCGGCCCGCATGCTCGGCGAAGATCACGTCGGGGTCGCTCGGGTTGGGTTGACCGATTTGCGCGGGGTCCGGCGCGGGCCATCGCCCCGGTTCCAAGGCCGCCTCGATCCACGCCGTATCGAACTCGCACGCAAAGACCGAGGCCCCGTCACTGCGCACCTGACCGTTAAACAAGGTGCGCACCGCGCCCGGCTGCAAAGGGTCCACGCCGTCCAGATCAAAATCCTGATGGGTTAGCAGCCGGCGCACGGCACGCACCAGGTCGTAGCTGCCGACCTGGCCCGCTGGCTCGCCGACACGGCTGGCGCGCTCGGACCGAATGCTGCGCTGGCCCACCAGCACGACAAAGCGCGCGTTGGCCCGATATTGACGACGCGACGTGCTGACCGGGCGCGTCGTCAACACCCCCGCAAACGTTACCCACGCCGCCGGAAAGCGCCGCACGACGGTGGTCAAATCCTCGTCGAACTCGCCGCCATAGCTGTCCACGCTCAGGACCAGTCGGCCCAGGCCGACACGCAGACGCTCGACCATGGCGCGCTCGATGGCGTGAATCGGCTGCGCCTGCATCAGTAGACCCCGCCATCACGGCCAAACACTTTATGGCCAGCGATAAACTGCACCGATCCCGACGGGTTCGGCGTGTTGCCCTGTGCGTTGGGACCCAGGGTGATCTTGCCTGCCGCGGCCAATTCCAAGAACCGCACCGCCGATTTGTAGCGTTCGCGGATGGGCTCGGTCTCCAGCCGGTCGTTGCCCGTCAAGTGGTAGCGGGCGATGTCGCACGCGACCCGGATCAGGTGGCGCGGTGCGGGGTCCAGCGGCAAGCCGTTGCGCTCGTAGCGCCCGGCCAGATAGCTGTCGATCTCGGACGAGGCGGCAGAAAGCGCATCTTCGACGATGCCCTCATTGACTGCGCCCGTGTTCTCGGGATCAGCCAGCGCCAGGATCTCGCGCTGACCAAACAGCCGGATCATGTCATCGACCTGGGCGTACATGGCACGGCCTTACTTGCGGCCGCCCGCACGGGGCTTTGCGCCGCGTGACGGATGGCCTGCACCGGCTGGCGGTGGCGGCGTTTCGGACTCGTCAGCGACTTCCGGCGCGTCCACCTCAAGCTCGACCGCGACCAGCATCCGGTCGTGCTGGATCGCGGCCAGTTGCGCAGCACTGAGCGCATCGATCGGGATGTCTTGCGCCTGCGCGCCAAACGCACGTCCAGCCCGACGAAACCCGTCCACCTTTGCCGTGACGCGCAACACCTTGATTTTTTCTGCCATGGGGTTCTCTCCTGTTTGCGATGTCGGCCCTACGCCAACCACGGCGTGACCAGCACATCGACCACGTCGCGGTTGATGTTGGTCGCGCCCATCGCGTTGCGTTCGGCCTTGACCACTTCGAGCGCCGCCGCCCGATCCTGCGGACCCACGACCAGCAGCTTGGGACGAATGCCAAGCGGGCGGCCATGGTCGCCGGCGATCGCCTGCATCTGCGCATACGCATCGTTAAACGCCGTGCCATCGAGCGTCTCGCGGCTGGCAAACGCCAGTTGCCACAAGCCAAACCCGACGTTCATGCGCGCGTCCACGCCGTAGACATACTCGGCGCGCTGAAACACGTTCTCGTCGGCAGGATCGGTCTTGGCGATGAATTCGTAGTCGCGCCGTTGCTGCAACAAAAACGGTTTGATGGCCCGGCTCGTATCAAGCAAAAACCACGACCGCCCCGACCCGCCCTGAAAATTGCTCACGGAATGTTGCGCGCCCGGCTTGCCCACCGGATGGTCGGTATCAAAAAAGTACTGCCCGTCGTAGCACCGCGTGTCGTAACCGCGCTTGACCAGGTCAAAAATCAGCAAATCCGGGTGCTCCTTGGCGTCCTGGCCCAACTGCGTCATCAGCGGCGTGTACACGCCATATTGATCGTCTTCAATGTCTTCTCTCTTGACCGACACCGTGTTCTCAAACGCCTTGTTGCGGATCGTGTAGTGATGCGCAATCAGGTTCTGAATGACGCGATCGCCCACCCATTCCCGGAACTGCGTGGTCTGACCCAGCCAGGGATAGGTGTTTTCGCGGGTCGTGGACGGCACCGGCGTGGCGATCTGCTCCCAACTCGTGGGCGCGCCCTTAAACGCCTCCTGGAACGCCGCGCGGTACGCAACAAAGAGGGCAGACAGGTTTTGTTGATTGATGATCATGGGATCCCATTCCTATATAAAAAGAGGACAACTCGGCGCGGCTCAGAACTCGACCCACACGCCTTCGTCATCGACGCCGCACACCGTGCCTGCCGCCAACTCGTTGCCCTGAACCAGCGCAACCGTTTCGTCGTCCACGGCGCGCACCCGCTTGCCATAGTCGGCAGGGGTGATGCCCGGACCCTTCAAGGCGAACACGCCCCGGCGCACGTTGACGTTGCAATCGCCATCGCCGCCGTCGCGGTTATCCGCATGCTCCTGGGCAATGCCGACAATGGCGGCGATTCCCGCTGTTCCCGCCGGCACCGCCACGCCCGAATCCAATACGCCCACAATGGAACCGGCGAAGAGACGCCGGCCTGCGCCAACCGGCCACCTAAAATCCACGCCGTCGCGCCGCGCCGTGTTGCGGTCTTGTTTCAAAGCCATGGTGTTGCTCCTATATAAAGAGGGATCAAGCGCGGTGCTTGGCGTACTGGGCCGGATCCACCCCCGTGGCCCGGCAGATCGCCAGCTCCGCGTCGGTCAGCGTCTGGGCGTTGCTGCCCTCGCCGATCTTGAGCGCGACCGTCTGCTGGCCCGACAGGGCGGCAATCGGTGCGGCCGCGCCCACGTAGGCGCGCAAGGCCGCCATGTCCTTCTTGCCCAGATCGCGCGCCCATGGCTCCAACGCCGGGGTCAGTTTTTTCGCCGACAGCGCGGCCACGACAATCTCATCAACCTGGCGTTCTGTTTGCGCGTCGTGCAGTTGATTGACCTGCGCTTGCAGCGTCGCCAGCGCTGAGGCCGGCACATATTTCGCGGGATCAATGCGCCCGGCCCGCAGCGCCGCGACCTCTTTTTTGAGTTCCTCGGCTTCGCCAGACAGCTTGGCCAGTTCTTCTTCTGTGGCCGTCGGCTTGGCCGCGTCGTTGTCCTTGGCCGTCAGCTCGGCAAGCTTTTCCTGGTCGGCGGTGAGCTTTGCGCTAAAGGCCGGCAGCGCCGCGAGGATGTCGGCCTCGCTCGCCGTCTCGCCCAGCCCCAATAACGCACGCAGCAGCTTGAGCAGTTCTTCGTTCATGGAAACATCCTTGACAGTGATGACGGACTTGCCCGCGCCGTCAGGAGCGGTTTTTAAAGCGGTGATCTTCGATAGCGCACGGGCCGCGGCCAGGCGCACCTCGTCCATCCCGGGTAACGCCGGGTTGTTGGTCAGCGCCGCGTGCAGGATCATCAGCGCTCGGCCCTGCGTGTCGTAGGCAAAGACGGGCGAGATAAAGCGGTATTCCTGGGCGCGGATGTATTCACGCGCCCGCGCATTCCACGTCACGTCCGCGTACAGTCCTTGCCCCTCCCGCCAGTGCAGGCGCTTGATCCAGCCCGCCGCCGGCGCGGGCGCGCCGTTGTCTTCGACGCTTAACGTTTGATGTTCGTAGTCGATCACGCAGTCCTGGCCGCGCGCCTCGAATTGCGCAATCAGGCGTTGGGCAACCTCGGCATCCACCTGCCAGTACGGCACGTCCTCGGGGCGGCCGCTGCCGTCCTCTGAACGAAACCGGCCCGCTGGCAGCAGTTGGATCGTGTCCACGTCGCGCGCCGAGTCCAGGCTGACCGTCAGGGCGGCCAGTCGGTAGGAGATAGAGGTGGGGATGCGTGCCGTGCTCATGACCGTCATCGTGACGGCCATGAACGCCAAAAATGCGCTGAAATGCTTCAGCGCTGCGCCTGGGGTTCAGTGGCGCGCGAGCGTGTGTTGCGCCAATGCCCCAAGAAGCGAATTTAACGGGGGGTTAACGGGGGGCAAACACAAAATGGGTAGGCAGGTAACACCCCGGGGTAAAAATCGCCCAAAACGGCGGATTTGCGATTACCCGTCCAGCGCGCCGGCCAGATAGTCCGAGATGAGCGACGCGATCTCGTCGGCGTCGTCGTCCGAGACGCCCAGATACGGGCGCGCCGGAATCGTCACGCTCGCCACCGCGCCACCGCCCACCGCCAGCGCTTTTTTAACCCTGGGGCGGATCGTGCCGCCAAACTGGTGAATGGCGGCGTATTCCAGGTTTGAGCCGACCAACACCGCATCGCCCTCGACCTGGAACGTCAAGGTGTTGCGTAGATAGCCGTTGAGCGTCAGCACCTTGTCCTGGTTCTTGGACTTACCCTGTTTATACCAATGCTGCAAGGGCAGCCACGGCGTGCCATCGGGCGCAGTCTGCGACGTAAACCGCGCCTGGCTGCTCGCGCGCAGCCATTCGCCGATGCCATATAACGCCTTCTGCGGAGACTCCACGGCTTGCGCCAGACGAGAGAGGCTCGCGCGTACCGCCTGATGATCAACTTCTATGCGTGGCATGTGAGGCATAAGCGTCCTATACTATTGACGTGGTGTGTTCCGTAGGGCCGCGCCCCGTTGAGGGATCACATCTGGCTACCCTGGCCGGCGGGGTAAGACCCTTACAGAGCCTGTTCTGGCGACCCATACCAAAGTTTCCCGATCCGCTGCCGATTGATGTAACCAAGATCGCTCGTCGGGATGAACGTCCACGACTCAAAAAATCCGCCACCTGCCTGAGCAACCGCCAGCATGCCTCGACCATCGCCCAAGGCATAGGCTTTGATGACTCGGGCGCGCAGCTCATACGCGCCGCTGACCCGATCACGAAACAAGTTGACCCATACCTCCCAGGGCCGCGTGAGCAAATCCGGCAGCAGTGGCAGATATTGCGCCCGGCCTACGTCCTTGGCCAAGTGCGCGCCCAACGCCTGCGCGTTGATCGTGACGGGTAGGCCCTGTACGTCAAACGTCTTGGATGACGCGCCGATGGCATCAGCGACCTGTGCGACCATCGATTGCCCAGCCCTCGGTTGAGCCGCCAGCGGGACGGGCGGTTTAAATAGGGGTAGTCGGGCGGGCCGGCCAAGATCGGCAGGCGTCGAGGTGATGACGGGTTGCCATCGGCTGGCCGTGAGGTCCGGCGCGTCGCGCACGGCCTGAGTCGCGCGCTGCGTCATCCAACCGCCCCGACTGGTCGCACCCGGCGCATGCTCAAAGCCCGGGTCAATGCCGACAGGTACTTTGACGGTACGCGGCGTCGGCCCATTCTTGCCGATGGTCACTTCACGCATCCGAACGGGCGGTGCATTGTGGACCGGCTCACCATCATCGCGTACCTTGCCCAACTTGATCGCCTGGCGTTTGGTCAACGCCCGGACCGAGCACTGACACCCCCAACCGTTGGGCGGGAAGTGTGTGCGCCAAAACGGATCATCGTGACGCAACACCAGGCCGTCGAGCGCCAGATGTGCCGGGCGCGGATGCTCGACCGCATCCGAGTGAACGTACATCCAGTACGGGTGCGTCCCGGTCATCGCCAGCAACTGCTCGCGCCGGCCCGCTGAAAAACTGCTCAGCAGATTGGTTTCATAAATCACCTTGCTTCGCCAATTGCGCGAACCGTGGTAGTCCCAGCCGTGCGCCTGGACGATGTGATCGAAGTCGCGCTGAAAGGATGCCAGCGATCTCCCCTCGTCGATGGCCTGATCAACGGACTGCATAAAATCCTTGATCAGCGCCTCCCGGTTCGCGCCAGCCACGACAAAGCCATGATCGTGACCCGCGCCATAAAGCTGCGTCCACGAGTCCGACGGCAGCGCGACCTTGCGCCGGAAGAACGCGATCTGCTCCTTGAACGGCACCCGACCGTAGGCCGCGCTAGGCATTGAGTTTTTCCAGAATATCGGCCCGGCCCGCCAGTGCGGCGGCGGTTAACGCCTCCTGCATGGCGCTGGCGTACTGGTCGATGCTCATGCCGGGCGCAAGCGCCAGCAGCCCGTCGCGCAAGGTTTCCAACGAATCGGCCTGTTCGACCAGGTCGCGAATGCGATCAATCCAGTCATCGAGCGTGGGCGCGACGTTCTGGGCCAGGCGCTGCGCCTGCGCCTGGGTGGGAGACGTTGGCGCAGACTGCGCGGCCAGCACAGCCAGATTCGGTCGCGCCGACAGCGCATCAAAGCCCATCGACATATCCCCACCGAACCCGCTGCCCAATCCACCCAATCCCGCCGCCTGCTGCGGCATCTGCAACACGGCCTCTCCTTCCTGCGGCTGCGGAATCGATAGCCTCTCATGCACCCACGACGCCGGGATCTGCACGCCCGCACCCACCAGTCCAGGCAACGCTGTCGCCATCGTCGTAATATCCGCAATCTGGCGCGCATCAAAACGTAGCCTGGGCGAGCGGCGCGGATCGGCTCCCGCGATGTTTAACGCCCGTAGCGGCCAGATAATGTCGCGCTCGATGGTCGCCGCAATCTGGCGTGCGTCCGATTCCAATAAGTCGTGGCGCACCTCGTTATGCACGTTGCCCAGCGCGTTGGTGCTGCTCGCGCCATCGGCCTGGCTGGTCAACGTGCCGCCTAAAATTACCTTGGATTGCGTGCGCTCGCACCACTCGATCATCGAATGAAACGGATCATGCACGCCCTGGGCCGCGTTCTGAAACTCGATCAGCATCCCCTCGGGGATAATGCCCGCCGCATTGTGACCAATGGCCGCGACCGCGCGCAGCAGCGTCGCTTTCTCGGCGTCGGTCGCGCCCGCCGGATATTTCCCCAGGCGCAGCGGCAGCCCATAGATCTCTAAAAACTCGGCCAGGTCGCGCACGCCGTAGTTCTTGTACAGATACGGCCAGGCGAGCGTGCGCATCAGCCCCGCGCGGGTCAGATAGCCAGACCTCGCCTTGTGCCGGTGGATCACCCACCCAAAGGCCCACGGTTCAGCGCCATGAGCCGTTCCATCGCGCAGCCGCAATACATTGCCATCATCGACCGGCGTCTGAAACCAGCGCTGCGGGCGATGCGCAAACGACCGAGGCAACCACGTGCGCCCCGTCTGATGCCATTCGATTTCTTGGGCCGCAAAGCCGTGGCCCACCGCATCCATCATGTCCAGCAGCATGTCCTCGAAGTCGGGCAGCTCGGCAAACCATTCCCGGATCATCTCGGTTTCGCGGTTTTCTGCGGGCGTCGCGTTGCGCGGCGCGATGATCTCGTAATCGAGCGTGAGGATCGCGCGCTTGCGCTTGCCCATCTCGGCAGCGATATGACCATCCTTTTCTTCCATGTCCACGAAGAGATCGGACTGCGCGACCAGATTGCCGCGCTCGGCGTCTTCCAGAATCTGGTGCAAGCGCACCGGCGTGATGCCCTTGGACGGGTGCTCGGCCCATTGCCGCGCGATCCAGCCGATTTGACTGGTTTGTGATCCCACCAGCGCATCGCGCTGCAAGGCGCGCCCATATTGATCAACAATCATGGCTACCACGCTCCTGCACCGGCATAGCGCGCATCGATGTCATCGTCTTCATCGGGATCGTCACGACGGGGGGTGCCGCTGCGGTGTTTGCTGTTAACGGGGGTGTAATCGATCGCGCCCACGCCGGTCGTGGCCGCCATCCATAGCATCTGCAAGGCGTCCGGGCCGTCGTCGTGATCAGCCATCGGCCAGTGCGTCAGTTGCGCAATCAAGGTTTTTTGGCTGGCATGCAGCCGAATCAGCCCGTTGGCCACATGCGGTTGCAGCGACGCGATGCGCAGTTCTTTATCGGTAATCGGTTTAACGCCACGCGCCGGTACCGGCATGCCGGCAGCCGCACTGCGCTTGACCAGTTCCGTCCTTAAAAACTCCTGGAACTGCACCGTCTCGATCACCCACAGCACGCAGCGCCACGTTCTCTGCATCTCGATCACGTCGCTGATGATTCTATCTGGCACGCGCCGGGCAATCCTCGCCTCGACCACGTCCAGGATGCCCGTGGCGCGCTGGTAGCCGCCCACCAGCAACGCCGACGGATCGCGCCGACTGCCGGCCTTGCCCAGGCTCGGGTCACACGCACCATAAAATATCCACTCGTTGAGCCGGTTGACCCAGAACTGGATCACGCCAGAAAAAGGGGCGTTGTCGCCTGCAACCGGATCGTTTTGCAGCTCGCTGTCAAAGGCATCGTGACCGTCGCGCGCGCGGATGATCATCAAGGTCAGGATCGGACGCGCCGTCGGCCACGACACCACCGCGCCTTCGCTCATCTGCGCCTCGTGCGCGGCATAAAAGAGGCGCGCCGCCTCCGGGCTGTCGTTGCGATAGATGGCTTCCCACTCGTCCCAGAGGTCCATGCGTGAGGGCCATTGGATCACCGCCTGGAAACGCCGCGCCTCCCAAAACGGATTGTTCAGTAACCGCGACAGCACGCTGTCGTAATGCAGCACCGTGCCGATGATGACCACATCCAATTTTTGACCAGGCCCGGCCAGCTTCATGACCGACTTCAGTAGCCAGCCTTCAAGCTTGTCTCTCTGCTCGGGCGAGCGCACGTTCTCATCGTTTTCCAGATCGTCGCCCACGACCAGGTCGGGACGGTGCGGCCCGTGGCGTCGGCCCCGGATGCGCTTACCCGCACCGAACACCTCGATCATGCGCCCGTTGGCCGTGATGATTTTGCCCACCTGCCACGTTCTACCCTGACCGACGGCCTGCCTAAAATCCATTTTTAGGCGGGGATTGCTTTCCAGCTCGCCCTTGATGGCCTCCAACATCACGGCCGCCTGCTCGAACGCATCCATGATGATGACCGGGTAATGTTTGCGGCCCGTGATGACACACCACAGCACGAAAAGCTGGCTGGTAATCGTGGACTTGGCCTCGCCGCGCGGCGCAGCAATGGCGAGCGACGCCGACTCCGACGCGGCTACCATCGCGGGCAGCCGTTCGTACAAATAGTCGTGCAACACGCTGTTGGGCTGGCTGACGTAGTGTGGAAAGTAGGTGCGCGCGAAGTATTCAAAATCGTCCCGGGCGCGTGTTCTCCGGGCTTTAGAAGCGTCGGGATCCGCATCAAACCCCTCGACCTCGGCCTCGATCATCGCCCGGATGCCGGCGGCAAGTTGCGCGATCTCGCGCGCGAACGCTTGTTTGTTCTTCGCCCTGGGCGTGACGATCAACCGGGCCATGGTCAACTCCCGTAGGTGTGGACCAGCGCCTCGCCAAACGGCTCCAGCACCTCGGCAAACGCCAGCCGATGCTGCGGGAAACGCTCGCCAATAAACGCGGCCAGATCCTGCACCACCTGCATGGCGCTCGCCAATTCACTGGTTTCGGGCAGAATGCGCTTGGAGGCCACGATGGTCTTGTTGTACGCATCGGCCAGACTCGCCAGCATCTGCACCTTGGCCGCCGGCTTGATCTCGGTATCGCTTGTTACCGCCTCCATCGTCGCCTGATACTGCATGACCAGGCCCGCGAGCATTTGACGGGCGACCGACTCGACGCCGCCATCTGACAGCAACTGCGCGGCCTGCACCTTATCCCAATCGTCGCCCGCTGCCGCCGCCTGTTGGCGCCAGCGTGCTGCTGTCGCATACGACACGCCCGCCTTCATCGCGGCCACCTCCAGGGATAGCCGATCAAACACGTAGGCGCGGCGCACCGCGTCGCGGATTTCCTTGGGGTGTGCCATCAGCGTGCAAATCAAAGACCAAGTTTGGCGCGCGCAAAGGCGATGCCAGCAGAGACCAGGCCCCCGGTTGCCGCGCCCGCCACGCCGCCGGCAGCCACGCCGTAACGCATCGCGGTCTGCGGCACGTCGTCCACCTTGCGCTCGATCACGTCGAGCCGGTTGTCGATGCGGCGCAGCAGCCGCAACGCCTCCGCTTGCTGTGTCTCGGGGGTGTCGTGTGCCGTCATGCTTTGTCCTGTTGTGCATAAAATTTGTCGGCCAGCCGGTCGATCTTGGTTTCGATGCGCTGGATCAGTTCCTGCATCTCGGCGCGGCGCGTGTAATCGTTGGCCTCGCGCGCCATTTGCTCGCGCAGTGCGCTCAGTTCGCGTTGCAAGGCGTCCATGCGGGCAACCGCTGCGGCCTGATCCGTATTCAGGCGGCGCAGCCACAGACCGCCAAACGTGCTGATCAAGGTCAGCAACACGCCAAAGATTTGGGCGCCGCCCAGTTCGATCGTCATGGCTGACGTTCCTCGTAGAGGCGCAATATCGCGTCCAGTTGCGCGATCGCCTTGCGACACGTCGCCGCGTTGACGTGATGGGTCGCCAGCACGTCGGCCTGGTTTACTGTGCTTCGGGCAAGCTCGGCAGCGGCGTCGGTTCCACGAGCGGCTGCAACGGCACCGGGCGCTCGCGCAGCGCCGCCGGCAGGATGAACGGCGTCGGACACTCGCAGACCGAGGGCGGCGTTGTAGTCGCGCACCCAACCAACAGTAAAAGGACGCTCAGGTAAACGCACAGGCGCAGCGCCAGGCCGATCAACGTAAACGGTAGAGACATGGGACACTCGCTTTTGCAGTTGGTCGGTCAGACGTTCGATCTCGGCGCGACTGGCCAGCAGTTGCATCGCCGCCGTATCGGCACGGTTCATTTCCGCTTGCAACCGTTCGGCATACATCTGAGCGGCGATGGCTTGCGTCTGCGCAACGTTGGTTTGATAGCGAAACAGTGCATCCGCACCGCGGGCGCTGGCGTAGCGATAGCCGTGGATATAGGCGAACAGCACCGCGAACGCACCCGCCACCAGATAGACGAGAACCGGAGACAGCCCCAGGCGGGCCAGCAGCTTACTCATGCGCTCGCTCCTCATGGTCGTGTCGCAAGCACGGCTGATCGATGTAGCGCAGCAGCGCAATCGCTACGCCCGCGATCATCGACGTCCACGCAAACCCGGACGGCGACAGCACGCCCGCAAAAAGCGGTAGATGTTCCACCGCCGCGGCCAACACCGCCAACGCCAGCGACGC